TAAGTATGACCCGTGTTGTAATCGTGAGATGTGATATTTTCTGTGACGATACTTGTAGTTCGAGTAACTGCCGACATAGTTCCAGATGAAAAGTTGGGAACTACTGGAACAGCTAGCACCTTAGCTGGAATTAATAATATAAATAGAGCAAGTAATTTCTTCATTCATTTGGATTAGACAGGTTCACCCATAGGACAAACAGGATAGAGAATATTATTAGCAGGGTAAAAAAGATAAACATTAGTCAACCAAAGTCTCAATAATGCTTGTCGCAGTGCAGCTAGAGCCAGCTCCCATTGTCCCTCCGCAAGTATGGACTCCAGAGGTGAGTGAAGTGATCGTTCCTCCAGTTACCCCGCCACTCCCTGTAACAGTAGTGCCAAGAGAAGGAAGCGAGCCAACTACACCACTGCTGACCGTTGTGGCTGATTGAATAGCATCGCCTTGAGTTAGTGACTCGACTGCTGAGAATGCACTTCCTGCTGTGGTAACAGTGAAGTCAGTATCTATAAATGCTGGTACGCCTGCCGTGACTGAACCAATGTTTAGTCCCCCAATTGCACCAGATGTTGTTGTTCCTGAAATTGTCTTACTTGGAGTGACATTCGACCCCGAAACTGAATAAGTTGAACCTATTCTTGTTGCAGACGAATAAGCAGGATCAAGAGTAATGGTTGCACTCGATTTTATAGAGTGACGAACATCGGCCTGAACAGGGGAGGCCAATAACAAAAGAAGTGGAAGTAGTTTTTTCATGGCTTTAATTTACCTACATCGTTGGCAGTTGGGTCGGGTTTTTCTTTTTGGGGAACGACTTCAGCTCCATTAATAGTCAAAGGTGTTTGTACTCTAATGACTTGCTCATTGGCTGATTGATTGTTTTTAGCAATCATTGCTTCCATATCTTCTTTACTAACTCCGTTGCTCTTTTTGTCTTTTGCAGTAGATAAGCCAAAACTGGAAAGTGCTCCCGTAAACACGCTGGCAATGAAGGTCGGATCGAAGTTTTGTTTCTGGAATCCGGGAAGATCAACGTATGCCAAAGTCAAGATAAATCCAGACCAGACAACAATTCCTAGACGTACTGCAACTCCGATCAGTGCAACTTGTTCTTCTCTGTCAGGTGTTAGCTCTTGCAACTTACCTAATACACCCTTTTTATCTGTCTCTTTCTTTTCCTCATTTAAAGGTTTGGTGGGGTTGGGTTCTGCCATAAGATAAGCGTGACACTCTAACAATCTAGATGACAGAGATTATTGCTGCAATTGTGGGTGCTTTATTCTCAATGTTGATGATGACATTTAGCACGATTAGTAATCGTAGACAGCGAGAAATTGTTGAAATATTTGCTCGCTTAAACAAGCTAGAAAAACAAGTGGCGGTACTATTGGAAAGTCAACCCAAGAAAAGAGACTGGAGAGGTAACTTATGACAAATTCTTTTGACTTCGCTTATATGACAGAAGAGGCAAAATTCCCCACGATTGAGGAGGAATTAGAAATGGAGAAAACTGTTAGAGATATTTTAGAAATAGAAGATATAGACGAATTAAAAAGATGGGCGGAATCATTCGCTAGGCAAAACTACGAACAAAGTAATTTTATTGTGCATTGCTTGGATAAAATCCATTACCTACACGCCAAACTAGCCTGCGCTGAAAACAGAGTTGTGCAACCTCAGAAGTCTTGGTGGCAGAAATTATTTTTTTGATTGCTCCCTACGGACTTCAACCCAAAACTTTAATTCTTCAATACGTTCTATAGCTCTTGTGATCTCTTCTGAATCTTTGGTTTCTTGAAGACTTAGACCCAGAGGAGTTTCTTCTTCAGCGATAGCGCGTTGTCTTTTAGTGGGCATTAGTAAGAACTGGATAGAAAACTTGTTTTATTAATAGCCCTTTTCAATATCCAATACTCTCTGTAAAGGAATTGCTGCAACTTGGGGAACAATTGAATTACCTAATGCTTTAAGTCTGTGTACCCGATTGGATAGCCCATCATCTCCTCGACAAAGTGTGGGTTTAGATTTGTATCTTTTCCAGTTTGGGTTGAGCGTGATTCCACTATTACGCCAGGTAAACGCCCTTTCTCTGCTGCTTTCTTGTAGTTCATATTCTCCCCTGAGTCCTTGTAATCTCTCGCTGTAGGGGTAGGCAACATCGAGTTGAACAACCTCTGAGTTTCTGGATTGACTGCTTCCCTCAAATTTGCAAGCTTCGTTCTGCCTTTTCTCGGTCCTTCCATTTGTTTTTTTAATGCCTCTGGACTTCTCTGAGGGAGATGATCCATAGTCGTTGGGGTAGGCAACGAGCCACCATCTGTCTCTTTGATGACAGGCTCCCAATGCACTTGCAGGAATGCATGCCCATTCACAATCGAACCCTGCCTTGGCCAACTCTCCGAGTACAATTCCCAATCCGTTATTAAGGATCGCTGCCACGTTTTCCAGGACGATGTATCTGGGTCGAACCAAGCGAATGACTCGCATGAGCTCGTAAAAGAGACCTGACCTAGTTTCTTCGGTGATACCGAGACCTTTTCCCGCTGTGCTGATGTCGGTACAAGGGAATCCACCGCAAACAACGTCTGCTGAATATGGTTCTGGGTTGTAGCTTTTGATGTCGTCATGGATAGGCACATTAGGCCAATGCTTTTTTAAAATCTTTTGGCAATACGGCTCACATTCAACGAATTGAATAGTTTGAAATCCACCAACAAGTTTTTCAGCCGCATAACTAAAACCGCCGATTCCTGAAAAAGTGTCGATTATTTTTAAAGACATTATTTAACTTCTAAAAGGGCATGTTGGGCGTGAATGGAAGGACTTTTTAAGTCGTCCCATTGCACTGAGTAATACCAAGATGGATGACCTCTTGAGTCATTTTTTGTTGTGGCATGTAAAACAGTTCCGAACCTTGGTGGCTTAGTGCCACCAATAGTTCTTTTCTTTACACGATCTCCTCTCTGGTATCTTTGACCGACACGTGCAGCAACCATTAATCCTTTAAAGGAGAAATAGTACCGCCTTCATTACTTGACCAGTAGGAACCCCATAAGGTAAAACCGGGAACTTCTGAATAGTCGTCTTTTCCTTTGTAAACACGAATCGTTGAGTTTCCGCCTAGTTCAATTTCAGTAGCTTTATCCATTAAGAATTTGGCTGCTTTTTTTGCTTCCTCAGCGGTGAAATCAATGATTAGATTTTTATCAGGAGCTTTTGAATTGCCTTTTTGATCTTTGTCCTTAAAGCGAAAACGTGCTGTAAATGCGTTGTCCATAATTAATGCAATGTGTTGGGGTTGATTTTGTGCTCTTTTTCCCATGCTTTTACATCGGAGAGCTTATATCGAACATGTGGTCCTCCCGGTTGGAGGCTTCGATATTCCTCCCACGGTGGTCCGTGAGGGGAATTACTTTGCTTGGTTCTTCTTCTCCACTGTTTGACAGTTAGTGGAGATATTCCATAGCGTTCTGCGAGTTCTTGCGAGGTTAGATATTCTGTCATGCAGCTAATTTGATCTCGGTTAAATCATCCTTAGACAATTTCCCATCTTTATGTCGTTGCTCGGCCATAGCAATAATTTTTTGATTGTCTGATTTGGGATCTTTCAATTTGGTTAGAAACATCGCTTTTAGATCAGATTTAATAGGCTCAGTTTTTGGCGTTCCCTTGATGACAGGTTTGATTGTTGGCGCTGGTAGTTCTTCCTCGGTATTCATATCCATATCGGGTTCGATTCCGAGGATCATTTTGATCGCATACCGTCGGGCATAAGTAATAGCACCTCCATAAGTAAACATTGGTTTTGATCCCATATCGCTGGGCAAAAACAAAGGAGTTTCGCCTTTAATTTCTTCGCCTGATTTATGGATTAAATGGGTAACGATCAAAGTCTGACCGTGTTCATTGCATCCAAAAGTTTGGGTTAAGACAAGATCATTCTTAAGCAACACAGGTTGAACAACTGACAGCATTTCTTCTAAAGGTGTGTACTGATAAGAAAATTTTCCTAAACCTGCTCTTCTTGATTTAGAGAGAGAAGGGCATTGCTCTTGAAATTTTTTTAAGGCTGCGTGAATTTCTTTCATTTTTTTGTTGGGGTTGGAGGGAAAGCCCATCGAGGTAGGCTCAAAGTTTGAATGCCTTCTTCTTCACTGTGATGAGGCCAGTGATCCATAAGAGTGCATTCAGCAATGCGATCTAAACCTTCACGGCATAACCGTTGGCCTTCACGCATTGCATCTTCATCTAATTCATATAAGGCTGTATCAAATGGAAATTCTGACTGGACAACTAGAAAAATAAAACGCTTTACACCACATACATTTAAGTAATGCTGTGCCTGCAAATGATATGAAAAGTTTGCAACTGCCTTTGCAAATTCCTTGGGACTTGCACCGCTACGACTTGTTTTTAAATCAACGATCGTATCTCCTGTAAACCAGTCGGTACGAGCTTTCATTGTTAAACCAGTCTTTTCATCATCTTGCCACCATGATTTTTCAGCAACTCCATTGGTCAGCAATGAGCTTGCTTCTTTGTCAGAAGTGACTGATTTTCTCATTCTTAAAGCAAGATCCCAGTCTGATTGAGTAACGGCTGTTAAGCCTTTCTCTTCAGCTTCTTTTGCTTCTTCTTTTCCTTTCTTGGTATTACGACTAGAAACGACTGTAAATTCTTTTTCAAATAACTCTGGCTCAAGTACTGCTGCATGAGTCAAAGTACCTAGCAACATTGCTGGCGTAGGTTTTTTCTCAGGACGGTCAGGATTAATAAAACAATTCCAATAAGCTCTAGCACCGTGAGCATTAATCGTTTTTAATTTGCTGGCATTGATAGCAGGGTCAGCATGGTACTGAGCATTGCTAATTTGAACAGAGCCTTTAGTCATAGTCCTTCCTCTTCCTCAGCTTCTTTAAGATCTTCAAGGTCTGCCAAGGCATCCTCTTCCTCTTGTTTGGTTCTGTTGATTTCAGTTTGCATTTTTTTTAGCTTGTTATCGTGAAAGGCTTTTCTGATTAAGTAGCCGATTTCTTTGGGAGTTAATCGGGTCATAATCCCTCCTTATAAAGGCATGTACTTGGACCATATTTCTGCAAAAGAAAAGGCCATGTTCTTAGCATCAATGCTTTGTTATCAGCGTCAGCTAAGACCCCTGCTTTTCCCAATGCAGATTCAAAACTTGAACCGTGATTTAAAGCGGTCTTAAAAGTGTTAAGAACTTCTGATTGATTCATCGGTGAAAGAGATAAATTAGAATTGTCACCATTCGGTCTGCTTGGTGACTGGGATCGGTAGGAGGCCGGGGTTGGTCTCCTTCCTCCTATATCTGAAATCATTTCTTTAACTCCATTGTGAAGTTGTCCTGTAGGAATTGGAAATAGGCTTTTTTTGCTTCCGCCATGCCAACAGTCCTTCCTATTTCTTGCGCTAACTTTGCACCTCCTTTGAATTTCTGAATTTTCCTAATAGACGGAACATCATAAAGAGGAAGACTATGGGTGATGAAAAAACCATACATACGTTGTGCAAGAGATTCCTCAAGTTGAGTATTCTTGACGGCGTTACAAAGTTTCTCGACAACCTCTGATTCTTCTATGTGAGGTTCAAGGTATGGTAAGAGTGACTCCCATTTGCTTTTTGGTAAGTCAAGCGAAAGCATCATTTTTTCAACTCCTTTGGTATTCCGTATTTTTTGAAATACCATTCGCAATATTCTTCAGGTGTTGGCGTTTCACATTTAAAGTTAGTATCATCTATTTGAACAGATCCAAGACCAATACTTGGATACATTGGGCATTGTGATGTCCCCTCGTTGGTATTGAAATAAATTGTTCGACGACTCTTTAAATAATTTTCGATGTTCTTTTCATAGAAGCAATTAAATTGCCTCCAAGGACTGTCCATAGGATTGTTGTAAGGTTTCATTTCTTTAAGCCTTCCTCAACCTCGTAATCTTCAAGAAGGTCTGCTAAATGATGAACTATTTCACCATATTGATTTACCTCGTCGGCTTCCCCATAGGTAAGGATTGATTCGGCTAATCCCCTTGCCGCCTTGTACGTGTCTAGATGCATGTGCGATGAATGACTCCTTTTATCATATACCCCTTGACTCACCTTGTCTACCCTTGACTACTCATTTGTTCGTGAATCGGGCTATAATTTATCTCATAAATAAAGACGGTAGATGCTCACTCCTACCGCCTCTATTTCGTACAATGGGTGATGGGGATTGCCTTTTGTACAACCCAAAATTAACTTAATCTTCTGATTTGGCAACTTCGACATTAAAGCCAAGTCTTTTTAACTCATCAATTCGATATTTCTGAATTTTACTTAAACGGCCTCTTTTAGCTTTTACCTCTACAAAACGTATTTCGCCGTTTGGTTTCAATAACAGTAAATCAGGGTATCCCGCCTTCTGAACTTGGATCAGCTTTAGTACTAAATATCCCTTTTCCTTTTCATAAAAATTGATGAGCTTCTTTTGATAACTGCTCTCTGACCGATTGAAAATGGCTGATTGTGAAATCCTTTTTTGTTCGCACCCTTTGGAGGACTCTAGGTTCGATTCCATTCAAAGCAAATACATAGTGGACTCTGGGCGGTGTCGTTCTGCCGAGGAAGCTAAGGCGCTCTCGCGCTTGCAAATAGCTGAGAGCCGCATGGTCGATTCCATAAAACAGCAGATACTCCGCACTTGATAAATTAACGCCTTCTCGACTTGCTCGCACCTGACCAATAAAAATAGCCTCGGAATTGCTATTAAATTCTTCTGGCTTATCAGTAACACGATCACCAAATACTTCGCGCAACATTTTTCCTTCTGCATCGTAGGTATACATGATCGCAATTTTTGAACCCTTATAATTTCGCTCTATGTATTCAGCCTTTGATTTGTCGAAAATTAATCTCACACCTTCTTCAGTAATAACTGTTCCTGAATAAATCTGTTTTAATTTGCTCAGGCGTTTGGCTCCTGTATCCGCAAGGATCGTATGTTTGAATCTTTTGCTTGAATCTTTTGTATCTATAAATTCACTAATCCCATCAGTAATTATGTCTTTTGCTATTTGGTAAGTGACTGATTTCATCTGGACATACTTCACACTTTCCTCGACTTGAGTCTGAAAGCCAGCTTCTTTTTGAGTCATCCTTACCGTGTAAGGCTCAATGTCTTTTAAAACGACCTCCTTATTTGCATGGCTATAGTCATTTATCACTTGACCTGTTCCTACCCTCTTCTCTTCGATATTTACATAACCTGCTTTTGCCCATTCGTAAAAATTTCTATATCGACCCCAAACAAATCTAGTTAAACGATATTGGTGATATAACTGGCTGAAACTTTCTGGTGAAGGAGTGCCGCTCATTAAAACAATGGATCGGTATGTTAAAGAAGAAATGTTCTTTTGTCTTTGACTTGGTTTTGGATACGCTCCGATGCAGTGAGCTTCATCCACGATTACTAAATCCCACTGCGTGAACCGATACTTCTTTAATTGCTCATAGTTAATAACAAGAAGATGCAAATCAATCTCTCTTGCGTCTGATTGGATACTGCTAATTGCCTTTTTCTTTGTTATGAAAAGTATCTTTTGAAACCTTAGTTGCTTTGCTGCATGTAAAACCGTAAGCGTTTTACCTGTTCGAACCTCGCCGCTGAGATAGCAAAAGTTCTTGTGGCGCAACAAAGAACATATCTGTCTTGATGCATTTTCTTGATATGACCTTAGTGTGATCACTCTTGACAGTGTATTAACTACTGCTATCCTACCTCTAGCCGATACATGTGCAACCCCTAATGGAAAAGACGCGCATCCAAATCTTTCTTGAACCTGAACAAGTTAAATGGTTAGACGATAATAAAGGGTCAGAACTTTCTCGCGGTGGTTTGATTCGTACTCTTATCCGCAAAGCGATGGAAAACAAACCTGACGCTTACGAATATCAATTAATCATGGGCGGTAAGGATTAAGCATGGATATAAAAGAAGAACTTACACGGCTGCCTAAGTCGTGGGGTTATGTTGCTGTCAATGGAAATAAACAGCCATATCAAAAAGACTGGCAAAACAAACCTCTCTCTCGCCTTGACCTTTTTAAAGAATTATCTAGCGGTAAAGCTAAAGCAATTGGTGTTGTCTCTGGTCCGAAATCTGGTGTTATGTTCCTCGATCACGATGGAGCTTCTTGCACTCAATGGTTAACCGAAAATAACCTAAGCATTGGCAGCCTTCCTCATTCTTGGATGGTGACATCTGGTCGCGTTGGCCGTTTTCAATTGATCTACAAAGTTCCTGAAAAATACTGGCCGAAAATTAAAACTAAAAAGTACAAAACTGGAAAGAAAGATTCTCAAGGAAATATTGAACAGGTCGAATTACGTTGGGAAGCTTGTCAATCAATTGTCGCTGGTGAGCATCCAATGGAAGGATGCGGATACAGATGGATGGAAGGACGTTCACCTTCTGATCTTCCCTTAGCTGATGCTCCTGAATCATTATTAAAAATGATGATGGAAGTGGAACAACCTGCAAAAAAAGTTTCTGTTGAAATACTTGATTCCGATGCAGACAAAGCTCGTTCCCTTCTTCAATCAATTAATCCCTCCCGATTAGATGATTACGATACTTGGGTGAAAATTGGAATGGCTGCCCATTCCGTTGGTGATGAATCCCTTCTTTCTGATTGGGAAAATCTCTCTAGCAAAAACAGCAAGTACGAAGAAGGTGAATGCAAAAAGAAATGGGACTCCTTTAAACGCACTGGTATTTCACTCGGTTCCCTTCAACGATTTGCTAAAGAAGATGGCTGGACTCCTCCTCCTCGTTCCTTTCCTGCAACACTTGCAACTACTACTGAAGAAGCAACTACTCCTATACCTCGTAAATTAGAACAACTTACTTCTCAAGAATTAATTGAATTTCTACGCAACCAGGAGCAGTCAATTCGTTTTAATACCTTTACTCATAGCATCGAAATAGATGGAAAATTATTAAAAAATGTCGATCTCTTTTATTTACAACTTGCTCAAAAAGGATTCAAAGTAACAAAAGAATTAGCAATTGACTGCCTCCTTCTAGTCGCACATGAAAATGAATTTGATCCTGTTAAAAATTATCTGGAATATGTATCACAGAACGTAGAACCTACTTACATAGAAATGCTTGCGACTACTTATTTAAGACCTTGTGATGCAGATATTGGTGAACCTACTATCTATGACGCAATGCTTAAAGCAACCCTGATAAACGCCGTTCGTCGTGTTTACGAGCCTGGTGCAAAACATGATTATGCATGTGTTTTGATGGGTGGGCAGGGGATTCGTAAGAGCTCCTTTTGGAAGACTCTTGGCGGCTCATTCTTCGCAGATGGAATTGGAGATCTGGCCTCAAAAGATGCCCTGCTAGCTCTACACCGATCATGGATTTGCGAAATTGATGAGTTAGATCATGTTACTTCTAAAAAACATGCAGGGCTATTGAAAAGTTTTCTTTCGAGATCAACTGACTTACTACGTGTTCCTTATGGTCGTGCGGTAGAAGAGTATCCCCGCCGAGGTATTTTGGTTGGATCGACGAATCGTGATGACTTCCTTCTTGATGACACAGGTAATAGAAGATTTTGGTGTATTCCTGTAGATCGCAGTTTGGAAAAACCTATCGACCTTGATTCTCTTCAGCTTGAAAGAGACGCTATCTTTTCCGCCGCTGTTAAAGCATACAAAAATCGTGAACCTCATTACCTATCAACAAAGCAAGAAAATCAAATCCAATTGGAAAACATGAATTACCTAGTTCAATCACCTTGGAGACCTCCGATTGAAGCTTGGCTTAGTAGCCCCGCAAATGCAGGTAAACCAATTACTACGGAAATTTTGCTTACAGAGGCTATTGAAAAACCTGTCGATAAACAAAACCGATCCGATCAAATGCAAGTCTCAACTGTTCTAAAAACTATTGGCTATAGCAAAAAGCGTAAATCTATTGATGGCGTACTTAAGTACGTTTACTTTCCTACCTCAGAATCGGGGTAGGAAGGATTTCATCCTTTACCTGCAAGGCTTTTAACCCCCTTTCCTACCTACTAACCTATTTCTATAAAAGTATATATATTATATAAATAGGGGATATAAGGGGAATTGGGTACTTTAGAAGTTTTGAATAAGGTTGGTAAAGGTTGGAAGGTTGGAAACTTTATGGAGTCTTATTTCTGTCTCATGCCTGTCTCAATGAAACAACGACCAGTCGTTGATCGATTGGTGCTTTTGCTCAGCACAGCTAAAGCTGTTGCCTCTGCAATCTCTGATAATGCTATTGAAGAGAATGAATCCTTAGATCAAGAGGCTTTGCTTATGTTCTCTAGGGATTTAAATTCCATTAAGCATCATTTGCATACTGCTTATGACGTACCAGTGGAGGAGGCTTGATGCGTACTCAATGTAAGCAATGTGATATGGATGACTTTGCAGTTGTCAAAACTTGGCCTTATGAGGATTACACGCTTAGGCAACTTAAATGCCAACACTGTGGAGCGAACTTGTTCTCTCGTGAATACATCATGGATAAGTCTGAATACAAGTGGATACGTGAAAAATCAGACAAGGGAGCAAGATCTTATCCTGATGTTGCCAAGACCTAGATAAAGGTGTATAGTAAAAAAGCGATGGAGGAACGCTCTGTCCCTTTGTAAATTGAGGGGTAGGGCGTTTCTTTATGTCTGGTTATAATTTGGCTATGACTACAGCAACAATTGAATTTAATCCACAAGAATTAATCGGAAAGATTAACGAGTTGGAAAAGGTGTTACTTCCTGAAGCTGCAACGGATTCTCTTCACAAAGCAGTCTTTCAAGCAACTAGGGAATTATCTAGCGAGGCTGTAACTAGATTTACAAATCCTGTTCCTTTTACTCTTAAATCTTTTCTTTATCGAAAACCAAAACCTGTTGGGAAGGAAGAGATAGAAGCTAGTGTTTATATTAGAGATGAGGCTTTCAAAGGAAACCCTCCTGCGAAATATTTGCAAGGTGTTATGGGTGGCAATGGAGGAATGGCTTATCCGACTCGTTTTCAAAGGATTCTTAGGCGTTTACCCGACACGTCATCTGATCCGAATCAGGATGCTTTAGGAAATCAAGGTCACATTCTTTCCACTGGTGAAGTGATGGTTCCTACAATGTCGCCAAAAGTAAGAAGAAATAAATATGGAAATATGAGTCCGGGGCAATACACTCAAATATTGACTGACCTAGCAGGTGGAATGTCTTCTGCTGGATTGCTTGATTTTGACCAAATGGGAATGAGGCATGAGAAGGGTAGGTTGAAAAGAAAGTCTCAGAATGAGAGAAGGAAAAGTAGAGGATTGAAACCTTTAAAAAGAGATACTTATTTTTATATGAATGAAAATATGGCTAGGAATCGTAATTTAAGTTCAAAAACTGCTGGTATTTTTCTTAAGTCAAGGACTGGTTCTTTGCATAGAATTATGACTCAAACTGCTATGTCTACTGTTCCTTTTAAGTTTAATTTTTTAGAAATTGCAGATAGATCTGTTCGTGATGTTTTTATTCGTGAATTAAATCAACGATTAAAACGATAAAGTTCTGGCAAGTAGTCGGTTTAAGTAACACAAAGTTCTGGCGACATTCCGGTTTAAGGTGTTAAAATTATTGAAGTTCTGGCAAGGGTTCGGTTTAAGGCTATTACGGAAGAAGGTCGGTTTAAGGTAATTTTGTAGTACATTTGTACTAATTGATAATGAGAATCATTTGCAATAAGGAAAACCCTTGCAAATCCCTGGTGACAGCTTAATTTCTGACTTTTCGCTCGTCTTGTTCAGTAGTTATTAAATGTTACATAATATTAATATTCCCTCCTTACTCCTAGATCTAGGTGTATTGTAGATTTTGAGGGCTTCGGTTCTCATTCCATCGCATCTTTAAAATTGAAACTTAAAAAGACTAGGAAAGCGCGGGCTTGTTCCCAGTGTTCCAAAGCCATTAATAAAGGTGAGCTTTACGGCTCAAAGTCTCAAACTGTTGTTTTTGACAAAGAAGGACAATCTTTCAATGGTGGTAGAAGTTGGGAACCTCTCAGAATCTCTAAAAAAATTATTTTTTGTGAGGTTTGTAGTTATGTATAAAATCATCCGTTTCTATTACAACCGCGAGGGATACAGAAAGACCATTAAAAAAGGTCTAACCCTTGAACAAGCTCAAGCCCATTGCAACGACCCCGAGACAAGTTCAAGCACTTGCAAACTTCCTGCAAATGTAAGAAGGACAAAAATCCAGGGCGCTTGGTTTGATGCTTGGACGGATCAATAAAACTTGATTTCTTCCCTCTGGGATTCCTAACGGTTCCCAGACTGAAGGCTTCAAAACCTTCTTATTCCATCGCTTATTTTTTTTAATGAACTTTGAAGTGATAAAAGAAAAGCTACCTAGTTACTGGTCAAGTTATTTGGTCAATGGTGCAGCTGATTCTTTAGAAGATGGAGAAGAAAAAGAAATAGCAGAAACTTTAGAACATTTAAAACTCAGTAATGACGAGTGTATAGATGTTTTAGATGATGCAAGCTTTTCTCTTCCTCCTGAATATATCTACTGGCTTTTAGCTGGTGATTACTCAACTTTTATTTTCCATCGCAACTTAAAAAAATGAGAAAAATTGAAGCGCAAATGCTAGAAGCAATCGACCTGAAAAAAAATTGGTCTCTTGCAAATATGCGCGTCCAATCTGATGACACTGGAATTTGTGTTTATTTACATGACAACCTAATTTGTCAGATTATGCCTAATTGGCCTGTTGAACTAAATCAAACAAAAGATTTGATTTGTTTAAAAGATGCTGGATGGCAAACTGTGACCACCAAAAGCCGACTTAATCGTATTGCTGACTTTTTCGGTCTTCCCGGTATTTATCAAAAGAATTTTAAATGGTTCACTGATTCACGCTATAAGGAAGAATGGCAAGGCCACAAGACTTACGAGCTTAAGCCTAATGAATACGGTTACAAAGGCCGCTTTATTGATTACAGGCCATTCTTAGGTGTTGCGCTTAATCTACCTTAAATAAAATTAGGGGCTCACGCCCCTTTTTTTTTGTCTAAAAATATTCATTAGTAATAATAAAGAAAACATAAGGATATATAAGCAATTCTTATATATTAGCTGAATCCTTAAGAAATTATTAAGAACTCACGTTTTTCTCTGATTTTGTATCATTTTATACATGTACTCCTATATCTAGGTGTTATAATAGGTTATCAGAAAAATTATTTCTGATTTTTTCCATCGCAGGATTTATTCATGATTTCTAAGAAATCTCTCAAAGCTGAAATTTTCACGGCTTATTTAGAATCTCAAAATCAAATTGAAATTCTAAAAAAAGAAATTGAACTTCTACAAAATGTTCAACAGTCGGAAATTTTATCTATTGATGATTACAGGAATGATTATGTTTTAAGATCTCAACGGCACTCAAGAGAATTTAAATTATTTTTGGATGATTTAAAATTCACTGCTGAATTTCTAAAAGCAAAAGTCCAGGAAGTTCGACAAGTTGAACTCCCAGCATTTCTTAAATAATTATTAAGGGGCTCACGCCCCTTTTTTTTTGTCCTTTTTTTTCTGTCGTTCCCCTGGCTCAGGCTTAGGGGTTTTTTATTTGCCCATCTATTGAGAATGAGAATCAATTGCAATAGGTAGGGGCGTTAGGTTCTTCCCCGCGGAATCGGTGGCGGAGGATTTCGAGG